ACGCGAAGCGGTTCAAGAGCCTGACATGGGTACGGCCTCACATCCAGAGGATCGTCGAGCTGACAGGCACACCGGCTCCTAACGGGTTGATCGATTTGTGGGCGCAACTGTATTTGCTTGACCAGGGCGAACGTCTTGGCAAGAAGATCACACACTACCGTGAGCGATACTTTGAGCCGGATCAGCGAAACGCGCAGCAGGTGTTTTCATACAGGCCAAAGCCCGGAGCCGACGACAAGATCCAGGAGCTGATCGGCGATATCTGTGTCAGCATGAAGGCCGAGGACTACTTGGAGTTGCCGGACGTGATCATTGATGACATCCCGGTGCTGTTGGATCCCTCGGCGCAGAAGCAGTACACGAAGATGGAGAAGGAGATGCTGCTGCAGGTTGATGAAAGCACGATCGACGCGGGCAGCGCAGCGGTACTGTCCAACAAACTGCTGCAGCTGTGCAACGGAGCTGTGTACGACGATACCGGCGCCGTGGTGGAGATCCACAAGTGCAAAGTCGAGGCGTTTCTCGAATTGGTCGAACAGCTTAACGGGCAGCCGGCACTTGTGTTTTATAACTTCAAGCATGATCTGGCGAGAATCGAGAAGGCACTGAGCAAGTCAAGTCTGAGAGTGAGAAGGCTTGCAGGGCCGCAGGATGAGACGGATTGGAACAACAGGCAGATCGATATTCTGCTGGCACATCCGGCATCATGCGCGTACGGTCTTAACCTTCAGGACGGCGGCAACCACGTGATATGGTTCGCGCTGAACTGGAGTTTAGAGCTTTATCAGCAAGCTAACAAGCGCTTGCACCGACAGGGTCAGAAGCAAAAAGTAATAATTCACCATCTTGTTGTCGAGGGTGGACGCGACGAGGACGTCGTTGCAGCGCTTGAGGATAAGAGCGCAACGCAGGATAGACTGATCGAATCGCTTAAGGCGAGAATCGAGAAAGTGAAGGAGGAAGCGGAGTGATGGATATTTGTTACGCCGAAGACAATGAGGAAATAAAAAGCTGTGATGACTGCCCGTATTATAGCGACTGCGCTATGGGTGGAAAAGCTCCAGATGAAGCCTAATCTTCTGGCTTATATCTCAGCATCGCATCGCGCACAGAGGCATCCTTGGTCACAATCTCAAGACGGCGCTGTTTGTCATCAGGTGTCATGAAGCGAGCAATAAAGCCGTCAGGGCTATCGATATCAAACTGAGTCTGCCAAAGAATATAGCCGCGTTCTGAGAGTCTGCTGGCGGCTTTAAGCCAATCATCCATCGTGTCAATACGCATGTCGTCACCTCAGATAGAGAGTACGACAAAAACCAAAAGAGAGCAAGGAGGAAACGAATGGCGACTAAAAAGCAGTATGCGGGCCCGGATGCCTACGAGGCAAAGCTCGCGAGAGTCATGGAGCGCATGGGCGCTACGGAGTACAACTACAACTGGGATAGACGTATGGCGTGGGTGGAGTTCCGGCTGAAAGGTCAACTGTATCGGTTTGATCACAGCGTCGAAAAAGCAGCAGCCAGAGGCTTCAAGCTGACCTATGGCAGCGACGTATTTGCACAACTGGTCATAAGTCTTGAGGATCTTGCCCGGATGGCAGAGCGCGGTATATATGAGCTGCAGACGTGGCTTGAGGGTATGAAGTTCTTACCGCCCCCTGTGATTGTGCCGGAGTATTTCAAGGCTCTTGGCTTCGAGATTATCCCGAATGACGTCGAGGAAGTCCGCGCACGATTTAAGACGCTGTCTAAGAAAGCGCATCCGGATGGCGGAGGATCCAGTGACGAATTCATCGCACTGCAGGAGGCTAGCAGAAAAGCAATAGAGCACTTGGAGAGTGAGAAACGATGAAAGCAATATTTACAAAGCAGGACGCACAAGTAATCAGCAGACTTCACGATATGGGTTATAGCAGCTATGAGATCGCTGATCTGTTGTACGTCGAACAGCACACGATTGTGAGGACTTTGAAGCGATACAGCTTCGACACCACACGAGGCCGTAAGGGTGACATCAAAAAAGACTATGAGCGCATACGCGCCGAGGTAATACAGACTTTTGTCTGATTTTTGAGGAGGAGAACATGATTAATAACCTAGACATTGCAAACGACGTGTTGACTCATCTTTCTGGGATGCGGACGTCAAAGCTCAAAGCGGGGGCAACCAGGGAAGACATAAAGGACATCGAGACGCTTGAGAAGGCCGTATGGGGTGTGATGGATCCGGAGAGAGGACACGGCATTACGGGGTCAGCGGGGACAAGCGCCTGTTTTGCTGTCGGTGACGGCTTCGAGGAATACCGAGAGAGCGAACTCAAAACGACAAAATATCCTGACGGCATCGAGCGGCATCAGAATGAGGATGGTGAGTGGGTACCGGGGTCGTCTATAAAAGGCCAAGGCCAAAACGCGTTGTTCAAGAACCCAAACGGCCAGCTGCCGACAGGAGATCCCGAGATCGACAACGCTCTCGGCTTTGGGGGTGATCGGGAATGATTTTCTTCACGAGAACAGAGGACGAGCCCAAAAAGAAACTCAGCTTTTTCGAGCGCCGGGCAGAGCGTCGACGCCAGAGACGTCAGGAGGCCGAGGACGATAAGATCAGAGAATGCTTCAAGTATCTGCTGCCTCGGTCCTTTCCAGCTGATGCTGTGAGCATGGTTAAGAACCAAGTGGCCATGATCATATCGGATCTGCAGATATCACCGGATGTCACCGAAGAAGCGCCCGGCCTTATCGGGCAATACAGCCAGATCGAACAGGCTCTTGCCGTGATCATCCAAAAGCTTAACGCCGCGGATGTTCGACACGAACAGGCGTTGGACGTGGCAGAGGAGAAGCGGGTAGTTGCATGGAAAGGTGAGAAGGTTAAAGAAATCAATGAGTCCATAAAATATCCGGATTTTTTGGCCCAGAAAAGTTAAGGAGGTAGTTACATGAATAATGAGTTAAAACCGTGTCCGTTTTGCGGTAGTGAAGCCGTAATACGCGAGAGCAAAGCTGGTGGTGGAGTAGCTTGTTGGTCAGTCTTTATTAAATGCCCGGAGTGCCGTGCTGAAATAGCTGGCGTAACAGGGCTCTATACCGACGAAGATTTTAAAGCGAAGATGGTCGCAAAGTGGAATTGTCGTACGCAGGGGGCCAAAGCCAATGAACCCGCTTAAACTATTAACTCTCCCGGTGGCGTTTGTTCGCCGGGAGATCACCGTGGCAAAGATCGAACGAATATGGATGAGGGCGAGGAAGCCGAGGAGGGTGAGAAGCTAATGACAGTATTCAAGCATTCGACGCATTGGGTTTACAGAATAACAAAAAAGCTTGTGCTTATCAGGAATAACGGACGAAGCCACGTTCACTGGCGGGCTCTCTGGCTGCCGAGGAACTGGCGGTTTAGGCTTTACATACGCAGAGGTCAATGGTTCCTATTTGTGCGTTTGCCGTTTTTGCTCATCAAGAAGAATAACGGTGGGTTCTCGATCGGCACACAAAACCACTACGCTTGGTTCATTTTCGGAGTCTAAAAAGTTGGTTAGGTTAACATTCTACTCCTAACCAAAAAAGAAAAAGCCGTCCCCTGACGGCGTGACTGTATGGTGTATATTGGCAAGTTCATCATACCATAAGTTGGGGGGCGAATGCAAGATGGATCTGAGGGGAGTGCGCAAAGTAAGGACGCGGATGGATCGACTTAGAGAACATATCGAGGTCCTTAATTCTGCAAAAGAATACGGTGAGCGTATCGCTCACAACGGTGGTGGCAGCAACCCGACAGCGGACAAGCTACCTCGTATAATCGCCAGAATCGAAGAGCTGACGGATGAGCTTGTAAGCTGTGCCCTTGATTACGACATTGAGGTTGTGCTGGCTGAGAGCGTCATTGAGAAGCTGAGTGAGTCCGAGCAAAAGATTGCCCGAGCACGTTATATTGACGGCCTGTCATGGCGGCAGGTGGCTGAGCGGACAAATTACAGCGTAGGGCGGTGTCGAAATGTAAATACGGACATTGTCCGGAAAGTGAACGGGGAATAATATGCAGAAGGGGGTGCCGATCATGGGACCTGAGGATTCTGTGATTATCGTCATGTGGGAAATATTCGGCGTAGACGTTGACACATCGGTAGCAACTATGCCGAGGCCTGAGAGTTTCATATAAAAGTCGTTACACAAAGTGACATTTCTCTGTGATATTATATAGACTGAAAAGAGTATGAGAATCAAACCGCTTCAAATCGAGGCGGTTTTTGTTTTGCGGAGGAATTAGAATGAGTACTTTCTCGGGGGTCTGTCTGTTGGTGTGTGGTGTTTGCTTTATCGTCCACTACCCTGTAGAGGATATATTTATTCACGGACATAAAAAATGGGCAAGAAATCTAGCGGATGTTCTTTTTGCGGGCTCATTAGTACTGGGAGTAATCGCTGTTTTTAGCGCCTTAATACCATCGAGATAAAGGAGGAGGCGCCATGTTTAATTATCTAAAGCACTTAATAGCAAACTGGCGCGTAGCTTTGCACGCGCTTAATGATTTCGCAGAGCATTTTCTTCATGGGCTGATTCCGGCGATTAAGTGGGATCACAATGAGAAGAGTATAGATAAAGATTAACCGCCGGAGGTGGTGACATGAAGCATGGAGTTAAAGGAACAGGCTAAACAACTGTACCAGCAGTCTGGCGGCAAGATGCTGCTTAAGGATATCGCGGAGCAGCTGGGCGTCAAAGAGGGCACCCTGCGAAGCTGGAAAAATCGGTACAAATGGGACGGCGATACTGCAACGTTGCAGTTAAATGCAACGCAACGCAAACGCAGCGCGAACGTCAACCGCAAGGCGGCTGAGCGCATCGAGGAAAACGAAGAGCTGACGGAGCGCGAGAAAGCGTTCTGTCTTGCTTTTATCCATGCACCGAACCAAAGCCAGGCCGCTATGATGACCGGGCGATATAAGACATACGCAGCTGCCAGAGCTGAAGCGGTAGACATGATGAAAAAGCCAGCTGTCATTGCTGAGATAAAGAGACTTAAGGCCGAAAAACGAGCGGCCATGCTTGCCGATGGGGATGATGTCGTTGAGATGCACACGCGCATCGCCTTTGCTGATATGTCTGCTTTCGTGGAGTGGGGGCAAGAAGAGGTTGACGTCATGGGGCCGTTTGGTCCTATTGTCGTAACAGATCCCATAACGAAACAGCCGTCCAAGCTCAAACAGATAAAAAACGTTGTTCGCTTCAAGGAGCACGTGGAAGTGGACGGCACAGTCATATCCGAGGTTAAGCAGGGGCGTGATGGTGCCAGCGTGAAGCTTGTCGATCGGCAAAAGAGTCTCGCTTTCCTCGAGAGATACTTTGAGCTTAACCCAAATGATAGGCATAAGAAAGATTACGATCATAAGCGGCTAGAGCTTGAGAAACAAAAGCAAAAGGCCGCAGCAGGTGAGGTGTTTGAAGAACAGGATGACGGATTCATCGATGCGATGAAGGCCGCAGCGAGCGGGGTGTGGAACGATGAAGAAAATCCGGGCGACGTTCCGGTTTAAGCCATTCAGTCCGCGCCAGCTCAAGGTGCTTACGTGGTGGTTGCCAAACAGCCCCGTGAACGATCTGGACGGTGTTATCGCAGACGGTGCAATCCGGTCAGGTAAAACCGTTGCCATGTCCTTGTCGTTCGTCATGTGGGCGATGGAGTCGTTTCAAGCACACAATTTCGCGATGTGCGGCAAGACAATAGGCAGCTTTCGCCGCAACGTGCTTTTTTGGTTAAAGCTAATGCTTCAATCGCGCG